CACAGGGCCATCAGGAATTTCAATTACCTGTTGATCCGCTGGAACAATCGCAGCGATCTCTTCAGCAGTTAAACCCATAGCGGCGAACTTGTCGCGAGACGACTGCAACGTCGCATTATGAGCAGCAATATTCTCATTGTCTATTGCTACTTGGGCTAACTGTTCTTCGCGATATGCCTCATCGGCAGCAATTTCTTCTGCCGTCATTTCACGGACAGTTTCTTCACCAGTCGCACAGTCGAAGATGTGAACCATCGGTGTTGAACTCATTACATTTCCTTACGTTTGACTGTTGTTGTTGTGATACAGGTACAAATTTGCTTTGCTTCCAGAAGCAAACAGTGCTCCTGAGTAATAGCTATTTGCCATCAGCTTGAAGCTGAAGAAGTTTTGGTAGTACTGGCCTGTGAGGGTTGAGTGGTATGCACTGGTAAACCAGTCGCTTTCGCCGCCGCTACTGCCTACTTGTCCGCCTGTGCCAGCAAGACCAAACACTGATCGGCTTGGGTACTCAGGCTGATAAGGACTGTCGTTTTCCGTATAGAAATCGTGTACTCCGAGAACAGCATTAATGTAAGGCTTAGTGCTACCCCAATCGGAGGACGCACTCGGAACGAAGTCGAAACACCAGCTACCAGCGTTGTTATTCACATCTCGATCAAAACTAAACCCGCTGTTTTGCTGGATTAGTACATTCCCTCCGCCAGTGTTGTTGCCGAATTGTCCTGTTTTGTACCAAGCGTGGTTGTAATCGCTACCACCTGTCATCCAAGCACTTGTAGCCGCATTTCCCCCTCGCCAAGTCAACGCATTCTGAGCACTAATCCATCTGTTCGTGTGTGTTGACAACACGATTTGGCCTACAAATTCGACTTCCATCCACCAGCCGCTCGTAGAACCAAAGTTTCCGTCACCATGATTGGAGTAGTTAGCGATAGTCGGAATGTTCGCAAAAACAATTTCACTTGCATCGCTACTTAAAGTTGTTGAAGCGTGTTTTTTGACAGAAAAACTCATACTTACCTCACGTCATTTTCGAGATGATGATGCGTGAACCAACACCAAAATTATTTGGCGTATTGAACTTGATGCCTGTAAACGCAGCAGTCGCAGCGGAAGACGCATCGTTTTGTCGCAAGCCACCAATTCCTTGAATAATTTTGGATGCTTGGTTATAGAGGTTGCCTATGGCGTTATCGTCGTTTCTGCCTGCATACCCTCCTTGCCACACAACCGTTTTAGGTTGGGAACCGTTCGGGTCTATGCAAAATCCTTCATAGATTGTGTTTCCCGCCATGCTGCCACTAGTGGGATAGTTGCCATCCGCAGGGTTGCGGTTGGCTGATGACGGAGACATTTGCAGTAAATAATGATCGGCGTTGCCTGAACCAGTAGGACAGTTTCCTGTGTATCCCCAGTCACTGTTACCTGAGATTGACGCCGAGCCGCCCCAATGCTGGCTTGCAGCGCTCGCATTTGGACCACCTGCCCAAGCGTGAGAAACTCGAAGATTTTCAGCTTCGTAAACAGATGGGGTGTTGCTATTTGTACAAACGTGAAGCTCGAAACGCAACGACGTAGCGTCCTTCGTATCGAGATTAAGAAACTCAACAGTTGAGGTAGTTGCGTCTTCAGCTACCCACGATGCAACAGAAAGGTAACTCATATTACTTCTCCTGCTCTTCGGCCACCCCAAATAGCCCAACCTTGGTCGTAGTTATTGCCGCCCCAAGGAGCCGCACCTGAATAGACGTAATAACTGTTGAACGCATTTGTGTCATACAAGATGCCGTATCCCCACGACGTGTTTTGATAACTGTTATTGCCGAAACAGTGGCGATACTTGAACGGTTTGTACTGCGTAGTTGAAGCACAATTTGTAATAAGGATTTCTACTTGGGCAGGTTGGTTGCCGACTCCGAAACGAACTTGCATCGGTGCGCCTGCTTCATGCCCGTAGCTGTAACCGTTGTACTGACCTCTCTGCCACCAGATACTTTGACCAAAAGATCCAGTACTCGTAGTGTTGAGGTAGACCTTTCCATCTTGATACCAGCTACTACCTTGCGAGAGGTTCAGGACGATCTTTATTTCGTCGTACTTTGGCGTCGCAGTATTTATATTGTTGACGCTGTAGTCGCCTGACCCATATCCGCTGTTGATGTATGTCCAACGCTCTCTTGGTGTTTGCCCACCGCTACCAAAGAACCCGCCGTTCAACGCCTCACTCATAGCCTTGCCTGGATAGCCCTTTAAGTATTCAGACCGACCCTGCCAGTTAGAGACGTTTGTACTCGGATTAAAGCGCTCCTGTTTCATGGTCTAGCTGTGCCTGTTCACGTAGCCAGCAAAGTTGATTCTGTCTACGGCGGAGCAGTACCCGTTCACAAGTTTTTGTGTGCCAGCATTTCCTTTAAGAATCAGCCCAGGAACCAACAGATACAATCCAGCTTCCGTTGGCACACTAAACAAACTGTTGCTTACTGTGTAACCCGCTTGGCCCCAACCAATCGTGACTTCTTCATCTGCGGTGTGAATATTCATCGCCCAAATCCACACCTCATCGATATGGCTAGCGTTACTCGAAGCAGTATGAAGAGTTGTGTTGCTGCCAGTGCATTGAATCATTTTCCCATCAGTGCTACCCGACAGAGGTATTTTTTCTATAGCCATAATCTGTTCCTATGCCGTTATGTGGTTGACGTAACCAGTGAGATTGATTGAGTTGCCCGCTGACGCTTTACATTCGACCGTCAACGCCGACGCATTGCCTTTAAGAATCAGGCCAGGAATAACAAGCTTGTATCCAGTCTTAGTTGGAATCGTTAACTTGATTCTGTTGTCATCCAACGTGTCTGGGTTCTGACCCCAACCAATAGTAAGAACAGCGTCTGCCGCAGAAGGGTTAGTCGCATAAATCCAAATTTCGTCATACGAAGTAGTCGCCGTTGGTCCCGTATGCACTGTGGTCACAGACGTTGTGACATCATACGCCTGACCATCATTAGCCGAAGTCCCCGACAATAAACCTTTAGTAACAGCCATCAGCTAAACACCTGCACTTCCAAAATCGACGTGCCATTCGCCAGAACGAACGCCGTCGTAGCTAACTGAGTAGTGTTTGTCCCAACCGCAGCAGTAGGCGCAGTTGGCGTACCTGTTAATGCAGGTGAAGCCAACGGCGCAGTACCAGACGGTAGCGAGGAGTACCCGAGAGAGGTCCACGCTGTAGCGCCATCCCCGATCTTATAGAAATCTGTATCAGTTTCTATCGCCAGTTCTCCTGCCGCCAACGTCGGATTGTTTGATGTCCAGTTAGCTGCCGTGTCACGGCGCAGTTGAATAATTACAGCCATAATTTACTCCTATTGTGGCCCTGAATCGCCGCCGTCAAGACTGACAACAGTATAAGTCGAATTAGATAAACCACCGTCAATGTTCGCAGTGGTTAAACCACGAGGACCCTGTATCCCTCCGTAAGCGAGAGTGTTCCAGTTCGTTGTGCCATCACCAATCTTGAATTGGCCTGCCTGCTGCCCACCACCAGCGTCGGTTTGCAACGCAAACTCGCCATCAGCAAGAACAGGATTAGCAGTATTCCACTGAGAATAAGTTCCCCGCCTAAATTGAATCTGTAACGGCATTACGTTACGCCTCCTGCATCAATCGGACTAATGCCTCCATAAGTATCAGATGGCGAACCGCCGTCTAATAAACCATTACTTTGTCCCGCAGGCCCACTGGGGCCAGCAGGACCAACACTTCCTGTCGGGCCTGAAGGCCCAGGACTACCAGTAGGGCCAGGAGGTCCACCTGCTGGACCGACAGGACCAGTCGGCCCAGTCGGCCCAGTATTTCCTATAGGCCCAGTAGGGCCAGGACCACCCGTGGGTCCAGTTGGGCCAGTACTTCCAGTGTTTCCTTGTGCACCTTGCGGACCTTGCGGACCTTGGCTACCTGTCGGGCCTTGTGGTCCCGACGGTCCAGTGCTTCCTGTCGGGCCTTGAGGACCTACAAGAGATAACCCAACAGGCCAAGATCCACTTGCTTTAGGACCAAAGAAATAGTTAGTAGTGACATTTAGATAAAAGTCGCCATCAGTGCCAATACCACTAGTAGGGTCGCTTGATCCGCTAAGGATTGTTCGACCATCTGGACCTGTAGGACCCGATGGCCCAGTTGGGCCAGCGGCACCAGAAGGACCAGGACCGCCAGAAGACCCAGGACCAGAAATCAGTTGCCAATAAGAAGTGCTAGTCGCAGGAGTTTGCCCTGAATGAGAAGTACGAGAAACATAAGAAGCGTTGTTGTATACAACCACGTCCCCAACGGCATACGAGGTACCTGAAGACCAAGTACCTTGGTAATTAAAACCGTCAGAATACGAAATTAAGTTGGTTCCACCACCAACGTCATTAACGTATGTTGCCCCTGTGCTCATTCAAGTGCCCCTAATCGTTGGTCGATGTCTTGCACTGCTT